TCCAAATCTGAATATGGAGGACAACTAAAAATAAAATCAAATTCTTTTTTGAAATCGTTTAAAATTATATTACTATCGCCAACATAATAATTCGGTTGATTGTTAATGTTGAGAATTTCAATTGCTTGTTCTCGATTTGAATCGATTTGTTCTTGTCGAATATCAATTCCGGTATAATTAAATGATAAATAATTCGCAACAATTCCACGAACCGAACCGCCCGAAAACGGATCAAGAATTGAACCGCCTTTGGTACAGAACCAATTATATAAAACTTCACATAATGCGGGATCAAAAATTGACGTCCTTATTTTTTCAAAACGTTTTTTATTTCCTTTTGTCTGATTAAATTTTCCAAATGTTTTTGCATTTCTTCCAATTTCGCTTTTTATTCCAATCTTTTTCCAATTGTTTTTCCTCCTTTGCCACGAACCGGACTTTGTGTCAAGTATCGAAAAAGGCGGTTCAATAAATTTATCCCTTAATAAAACATCTTTTTTAATTTCTTCTCCAAATAAATTATTCATAACTTTTAATTTTCTTCGTCCATATTTAATTCGATAATAGTTCCGCGCAACGCAACCGCGAATTTTTCATTTAGTGCGATTTTCCGCGTTGGCATTCCGTTTGGATCAACCAATTTGACCTCCTTAATTTCGATTGTTCCTTTTTGGATTGACATCGATGTGATTATAATTTCCGGCATTAGTCTTTTGGTTTAAAGTGAATTTCAAATTGTGACAAATACGGTTCAATTTCTTTTAATTTTGCGAATTTTATATAATTGCCTTCGATGTCTAAAACCTTTATTTGTTCAATTACAATTTTTGGTTTGTTTTCCACGTATTCGAATTTGTATCGTGTGACCTCCAAAAATCCGATTTCCTTTCCTTGTATTTTCATTTTTTCAATTTTTCTAATTTTTGTAAATCTTCAATAAAATTTTGCATATTAATAAGAATTTCAATTTGTTCTGTTAATTCTTCGCTTCCGTCAATTGCGTCAATGCACCAACCAATTTTGCAATACATAATTTGTGTTATTTTCCAATTGTCAAAATTTTCACTTTCCCAATTTTGACTGTGTTTATTTATTAAGTCTTGTATTTTCATAATAATTAATTTTTAAAACGGCAATGGTTGACCGTCAATTGTGTCGTGTTTTTTTGTTAATATTTGGAATCCGCGTCGAGGCGATTTAAACGCCTGGTATTCGTACCCCTTAAAATTGCAATAATTTTTTACCCATGAAATAAAACGTTGATTGGATATTTTCGAAAAATCTGAAAATTCCTTTTTAAAATCATCGACAATTTCCGACGTGTAGACCTTGCAATTGTGTGGCAACGATTCGTCAATGATCCAATCAAAAAAGTCTTTGGATGTCGATTGAATTAAACGTTTTGTGTTGGCGTTTATCGATTCCGGCTTCATTAGTCCGAAATTTAAAAACAGTTTACAACAGTTTATCATATATAAATCGAATTTATGCCATTCCTCGGTGTTCCATTGGTCGAACAAAAGTTTTCCAAATTCTTCCAATGGCGTTCGAAATTGATTAAAGTATTGAAACAATTCGACTTCGTGTCGCCTCCGGTCGTGTGATGTTCCCGCGCCGTCAATTACATAATTTGTTGTGATTATAATTTTTGGTGAATTTTCAAAAGGAATAAAAATTTCGTCTTTGTTTTTTCGGTTTACTGTGATTCCTTCCGTAATTAATGAAAACAACGATTCAAAATTAAATTTTCTTTTTACATCGTCAAACGCTAAAACTTGCGTATCCAGGTTCACACGTTGATAAACAAAATCCGATTTGTTCGCGTCAAATGATTTCCCGTCAATTGTAACCAACTTTTTAAATTGGCCCAATGCGGTCAATAATAAACTTTTACCGGAACCGCCGTTCGGATTTCCGTCGGAAATTTCTTGGTCATTAAAAATAATCGATTTTTGGTCGGTCTTGTCTTTGTGTGAACTCATTAAATAACCTAACGTTGATTCCATTGTCTGAATACGTTTTGTTTCGTCTGCGCTTATCCTATGAACAAACTTTTTAAAATCGTTGCTATCGTTCTCCGTTGTTTTGTATTGGCGTTTTATTATTTGGTCTTCCCAAACATAACCTTCGCAATCCATGAAATCCAAAAGTTTGTGACTATCCTTTTTGACCTCAACAACTCCGTTTTTGAAATAAAGGTAAACCGTGTCTTTTTCGTCCTTCATCATTTGCAATTCAATTGATTCCAGGAACGACAAATAAACATCCGTGAAATATTTCGTTGTCGATGCCAAATAATTCCAAACTTGCAATTCGTTGCGGTCAAATAAATAGTTTAAAACGAAATCTTTAATTTTTGTTGCGGAACAATTCCGGACGATATTTTCATCAATATTAATAAAAATCGGTGTTTCGGATTTGTCTTGATAAAATTTAAAAAATCCCTCTTTTTCTAAAAACAATTTTAATTGAACGTTGTCAATCACAACTCGTTCGCCCGACCTGGTTTCGACGATAAACCAAAAAATAATGTCCTTTGAACTTTTTTTGATTGCCTCAATTGTTTGCGTGTCCGCTTGCGGAATTGCGTCTTGAATTTTTTCAATCGGAACCCCTCGTTTGACTTGCGTTTCAATTTGTCGGAATGTTTTCCGGTCTTCAAAATACTTTGTCCCAAATAAATGGCGTGATTTATACGCGGATTTAATTACGTTTTCAACTTCTTTCTCCGGCATTGAACCGGCGACAATTTGCGACAAAATTGTTGATTCCGCAACATATTGGTTGACGCCGTATTCATTAAATGAGGATGCAAGAATAAACAAATTATTATTTCTTCGGCCTTTAATTAGTCCAAAATCTCGCGTCCACCACTTTAAGAGGCGTTCAATAATTTCGTTCGTTTCTTTTAAAACAATTTGCGGTTCGCGGTCTGTGAATTGGTATCCCTCCTCCTCGCTTTTTTCAACCCAAAGTTTTGATTCGTAATTAATAAAAATATTCGGATCGTATGATTCGTAACAAGCGCGTGAAATATTTTTGCAACTTGTATCAAAATATTCGCAATCGAAATGTTTTTCTAATGCCGTAAAATAAAGTTTGTGTTCGTCGCGGTCGCATTTTGGAATTTTTACAATTGATTTTAGTCCGTCCCCAGAAGGAGATGTGAAAACCGACATTGTATGTTCGTCTTTTATTAATTTTTTCCTCCAATGTTTGAATGTTTTGTCATCCGGGAAACCGTCAAAATCCAGGGCGATTAATCCGGAATGCTCAACAATCGAATTGTCGTTCCTTGCTGAAAACGTCCCGGCAAATAAATAGCACGGAAGTTGTTGTTTTAGTTTGTTTTTTTCCTCTTTGTCTTGGACGGATCGGATTTTTTCCAATATTGTTTTTGAAGAACCGTTTTTGATTCGGCTAAATGCCTTTTCGACCGGGATTTGGAAATCGCCGGCTTTTGGATTGAATAACGATTTATAACAAGTTATTTTCATGTTCTAATAAAGTTGTGTTTGTGGCTAATTTATAAATAATTGGCGGTTGTTTGGCGATTGTTGGCGGTTTTTTATTTCCAAGTCCGCCCCGCTTAAAACCTTAGTGTTTACTGTTGTTTATTACTCTTTTTTATTCTTTTATTCTCTTTAAGGCGGATTAAACCAAGTAATAATAAAATAAATAAATAATAAACATATAATAAAATAAGGTTGACCGATTTTGTTCGCCTTTGCGCCTTCAAAATCCTTCCTCCGTGATTAGTGACGTTTCGCATAGGTCAACTATTTGTCGTAATTCCTCATTAAACCCGTTTTTCGCGTCGTTTACGCGGTTTTTACTGTGGACGACGGTTGCATGGTCGCGATTGAATAGTTGGCCCGTTTTAGATAGTGTTAAACGCGTATATTTATCGACTAAATACATTGCAACCTGGCGAACGTCTACAATTCCGCGAACCCTTGTTCGTGAACGCATTATTTCCAAAGTGATTCCGGTTAAACTTGTAACGGTCTTTAAAACGTCATTAAACCGGTACATTGTCGGATAGTATTCATTTTTGATGTGTAGTTCGTCCGAAATTGTTTGGAATAGTTCGTTGAAAGTAAATTCTTGTTTATCAATTTTATTTATTGCGTTGATAACAACGTCTTTGTTTAATCTCATGTTTTAGTTGTGTTTTTTGTGTTTTGTATTTCAATCCAGGTTTTTGCGCATCGTTTACAAGTTGTTCCGGTGTGTGTCAATTTGTCCCCGCAAATCTCACAAAGGAAACGCGGGAACAATGACAATTGAATTTTTGTTTTATTTTTCAAGTTCGTTAAATTTCTGAATCGCTTTGAATATTTCAAAAACCACTTGCGGAACAACGGCGTTTCCGTATGCTTTTATGGATTCGTTTCGCCATTTTGGAAAGGTAATTCCGTCCAATTCGCGGGAAATCCCATCATTTCCCCCACAAATCGCGGATTCAATTGGGAAGTTTTCCCAGTTGCTTTGCTTTCGTCTCTGTTTATCGTGGCCCAATGATTCAATTCGCTTTCTCTTGTTTTGCCGTCTTTTCTGGGCGCTTTTGTTCCGGCGTTTGCGCAACTTGTCGTCGGTGTCGGTAACATTTGCGACTTTATTACGTCCATTAAGTTTGATTGTTTTTTGGTTCCGTTTGGTCGTTTCCAATATTTTCCCGTCCATTCCCCTTTTTCGGCTTCGCTTGCTCCCGTTCCTTCCATTGCGCTCGGTGTCGGTAACATCCCCAACGTTGCAAAGTGTTCCAAGTACATCGCCCGCTTTTTCCCGCCGTATTTTTGTTGACGTTCCTTTGTTTCCTCGATTGTCCGATCCCGTGTTTGTGTCATTGGTGTAGGCAACAATCCAAATTCGGTCGCGTCGGTGCGGTGCGTTTTTGGAACAAGCTGGAAGTATAAACGATTGGATTTCGTAGCCGATAGTTTCCAAGTCAAAATGGATTTCGTCGAATACCATTCCCCCGTTCCAATTAACAAGTCCGCGAACGTTTTCGCCCACAATCCAACGCGGTCGAACCTCGCGAATGATTCGCAACATTTCCGGCCAAAGATGGCGTTCGTCTTCTTTTCCTTTTCGTTTTCCGGCGTTGGAATATGGTTGACATGGGAACCCTCCGGACAAAATAACGTCTTTTGAATTCCAGCCTTTGATTTTTTCATCTAATAATTTTTTTGTGAATGTATGGACGTCGTCATGGTGTAACGCCTCCGGCCAATAATGTTCCAAAACTTTACGACCGAACGGATTGATTTCACAACTTGCAACGTTGTTCCATCCAATCCATTCCGACGCAAGGTCAAAACCACCAATTCCGCTAAATAAGGAAATATGATTCATTTAAAACGTGTCTAATATTAACAATTCGTTTTTGTTTAGTTTATCAATAAACTTTAGTAAACCGGTTTTAAACGCTTCTAATTCTTCCGTGATGTCTTCGCGGTTCAATTGTACCATGTGAACCGGTCGCGCCTCAAATCGCGGATCGTATGAAACAAAAAACATTGAACTAATTGTGTCGCAAATTGTAAAATAATGGTACACTTGATATTTATATTCCGCCGGAACGCGGTTTGTTCGAATATATTCAACGTGTTTTTTTGTCGATGGACATTTCACTTCGACGCCAAACATTGGAACGCCCGTGACATCCAAAACCAAACCATCCGGCGATAAATGACAACCTGGAAACTTTTCGTTTGTAACAAGTCCGAACGTGTCGACTTTTGTTTCGCTCAATTCCTCAAATTCCTTAATTGCAAACGGTTCCAAATCAATTCCGCGTTGCATTGCGTCGTTGATATAGTTTTCTTCAATTAAATCCGTGTGTTTTTCGGCGATTAGTTCATCAATTAATGGAAGGTTATTTTTTGCCATTACCATTTTAACGCGCGTTCCTCCGATTGAACCTTTGCGAATTTGTTTCCATTCTTCGGTTCTTTGTTCTAAATTTTTAACTAAGTTCATTTTTCATTGTGTTTTTCATGTTAATAATTGTTTTGTTTTGTTGCTCCGGCTTTGAAAGTGATTTCCAAATCGATTGCAAATCCGACAAATCTAACGCCCCTTTTAATGTCGCCACGGCTTGCGACGGATTGACCTTTGTTTTTGGTTTAACTTGTCTAATTCGCAATGCGTCGGTTGTTTCGCCAAATGCGGAAACTTTTTCAGTCCCTAAAAGTATTTTTTTACCTGGCCACTCCTCAATGTATGGCGTTCCGTGAACCGTTGTGATTGTCTTCGCGTTTGTTTTGTTGCAAATCATTCCTTTGTCAACTTCTTCAAAGTAAATGACCATACATGATTCATCGCGCCCGGATTGTCCTTTAACCATTTCATTTTTAACCTCAACGATTGTTAATTGTAAATCGTCGCCCTCGATTGAATATCCGCCTAAATACGTATAGTCAAAATTGTTTTTCCAATGTGTTTTGGTTTCCATAATTAAATTGTGTTTTTAAAAGTTATTACTAAATTATAAAAGTTTTCAACAAAATATATTTGTTCACTAAATTTTTATTTCCGTTCCGTCCGATTTTCGGACAAAGATTTCCGAATCGCATAATTCACAAAATTTTTGAAATTCGGTTAATTTTAAACTTTTCATCCGTACCGCGCGATGAAACGCCGTTGTGTGTGTTCGTAGTTTTTTTGCAATCGAATGAACCGATTCCGGCCCCGCGATTAATTGAAATGTTTCTTTCATTGTTGTGGTGTTTGTGGTGTGTTAATTTGTTGTCGCTAGTATTTCCAGGACAATNTTATAACGTTTTTGAAGTCGTGTTAGCGTAGCTTTTTTTATTTGCCAATTGTGAAAACGAATTTTTGCCGACGCGATCCAACCTTGTTGTTTGTTATATTCGATTGCTTCAAAATAATTAGTCACTTGTTTTTGATAAAAATCTATTCCGTCCGCAATGTCTTCCAACAAATTAATTGTTGCAATTCTGCGCGGGTTTGTATAATAATAGATTTTTAAACTTTCCGCGCGTTTATCGATGTCGTTTTTAATAGCTTGATTTCTCATTGTGTTTAAATTGTGTTTTTTACTGATTCGATTAATAATTCTAATTGATCCAACGCCTCCGGATAGTTTTCCAACCGCTTGCGTAATTCTTTCCGATAAGGAAAAACGGCAAACCTGGAAACCGATTCTTTGTTGATTAAATTGTTTGTGTACGTGTCGATTTGATATTCGACTAATTGATGCATAATGTCCATAACGTTGTGTTTTTTACTAAAATATAATATTTTTAGTTAGTGAACAAATATATTCATTAAATAAATTGAAATAAAAAAAGGGAACCGCCCGAAGACGTCCCCTAAAACACAACTTATCGCTTTATGGAAAAAGCAAAAAGACCTTAATTTCCTTTTATAACCTCGATTGCTTGTTCGTCGTCAATCAATCCCTTTGCAAGTAAATAAACAACCGCGCCTATTTGAATAACGCGAACAATTAATTTCGCTATTTTTTTCTCTTTTGCGTTGGTTGTTACCTTCGCAACAATCGGATCAAGTTTTGGAATAATATTCAATATTTTTTTAATTATCATAATTTTTCAATTTCTAATTTCAAAGTGTGGACGATCCAACCAAGACGACCAATTTCCGCCCCAATTTAATTGAACCCCTTCTTTGTTTGACGCTTCCAGCATACAAACCGCAACTTTATAAAATAACAATTGTTTTTTGTTTTCTTCAAATTTGTAAATATTTTTCCCTTTTATGTATGGAATAACATCCACGGCCCGCCCGCTTTGATGATATGATTTTTTATCGTAGCCGTCGCATTTACTAAAACCGTTTTCAAACAATTTATTTTGTTCGTCCGCCGTTCTTAGTCCTCCAAATTGAGGAATTGTAAAATCAACGCCGTCCTTTTTTTTTGAAGAAATACGAATCGCACGAAACAAAACACGAACCAAACGTTCGTCAATGCCTTCCATTCTTTTTAGTGATGTTTGTCCCCAATTGAATTTTTGCGCCATCGTGTTTTTTTTAAAGTTAAATTTTATCGAATAATTCGAATAAATAATTTAAAAAAGTTGTAAACAAAACGTTTTAATTTATACGTCGGATTTTTTTTTCTTACGATTTATGAATTTTATTATTGGAATAAATCCAGCAACCGAGGAAACACACAAAGATAAAATTGTCAAGATTTTTTGAACGATGTCAACCGTTGAGATATTTTGAACTGTGCTAATTGATTGAATCAACGTTTCGTTTTCCGGAAGTGAATCAATGCCGATATAAGTACCCGTAAAACTAATAACAACAAGAATATAATCCCCAAAGACATTCCACAAACTATTTTCCATTTTTTCGGCTTTGTTCACAAATATAATTTTTTACGGTGTAACAAAAAAACGGTTGATTTAATTTAGACATACGAAAATTTTTTATAATTGTTTGTATTGTTAACAATTTGTTTTCACATAATTTTGATTGAAGTCTTTATAATTCAATTGTAACGGCGCGAAATTGGTCGTGTCCTTATATTCAATTGAATCCATCGAATCGAAAACAACTTGTTTTTGAACGTATGTTTTTTTGTGATTATTTAAATTGTAGTCTGTAAAAAACAATTTATTTGCAAAATTATGATATTCGATAATTGCGTCCGTGATACAATCCGGAATATGCATTGTTTGACAAACGTAGGTGTTTATTAATTCGGAACGAACTTGTTTGGAATCCCGGTTCGCATACAATACAAATTCTTGTTCGTATTCCGTTTGACGGTTTCCAAAGAATCCGCGAATTCTCAAACCATCTGTCCAATTAATATTCGAATAGTCAAAATCAATATGACGAATAAAACCATTCTGAACTGATTGGATTCTAAACGTTCCGTTTGCTTTTTGTTGAGAATACGCATCTAATTTAAAAGGGATTGAATAAGTCGTTGTCGTTCCGGTTAAAAAAGTTGATTCAACTTTCAATCTGTAAACTCCTTCGCCTTGTAATGTTAAAACTTTTTGCCATTGAATTTGTACGCCTTTGTAATTTGGATAGTCCCCAAACGATCCGAAATCGTAATAAATTCCATAATCGTTATTAACAATAGGAATGTCGGTTGTTCCGTTTTTTTGTAGTGTTAATGTAATTGATTCCGAACTAAAATTTCGTTTAAATAAAAAGGAATTTATGTCGTTTTTCCAATCGTCGTTTGAAGTTGTCGAGGCTAAAACCGGCGATTGATAGCAACATTCGTCCAACGCTTCCGACACAATCGATTGGGCCGGTTGCGGTGTTCTTGGAACCGTGCAAAAACTTTGCGTCACAATTGGATCGTCCCCCAATGCTCCACCGGTTGAACCGATTCCGAAATCTATCCAACCCGCATTTCCACCGCTTAAAAACGCCCATTCCGTTGCGTCGGTTGGCGGGTTTGGGGTTGCCGGCAATATATCCTGGTAAATGTATGAAAAAACGCCCGTCGTTGCGTTAAAAGTATAAACGTGATTAAATTCCTCAATTGCCACCGCTCCGGATGTTTGGGATTCAACTTTTATTGTCAATTCAAAATTTTGTGTTTCGTCAAAGTTTACAAAAAACGCACCGTCCGAACTCGCACCGGTTGAACCTCCGGCCGGAATGTCATTAATTGGAACGGTTATTTTATCAAACCCAAATCCGAAACCCTCAATTCCGTAAAGGTTGGAAGAAATGGACGCACTAAACGAACCGCGATTTTTTGTGTTTACAATATTACTATAAACGGCGGATAAATTCGAGAAAAAAGGATTCCAGGAATCCGACAAACCGGACAAACCGCACGCGTCAATTTGTGTTCCATTGTCGCTACAATCCGAAAATTCCCAATTTGTTGCGGGAACCTCAAAATTATTCGTTGTTTCTGAATTGTATGCGCTTGTTAATTTCTCAACTCCGGCAACTTTTAAAGAATTTATTTTACAACGATATTGGTTTCCATTGTTGATAATAGATTCGCCAAATAAGTTTTTCAAATAAAAATATGCCTTTGCCATTTTAAAAATTTTACATTAACATAAAAAAATCGCCTCCGGTATCAACAACCGGCGCACTTGATCCCAATATTTCAACACGGTCGTTTGTAACGCTTCCAAATGTCGACGTTGTGCGAATACTAATCGAACCGGCGTTGTGTCCGGAATCGCTCGAAATAGCACCCGTTCCAACTTGTCTATTTGTGTTGTGTGTTGCAAACGAACGGTTTGAACCTTGCGGAATTTGAATTGTTGAAATTGCATTAATTGAACACGCGGTCGCCATAATCAACGAATCGTCCGCAACGGTTAAACTTCCGTTGTTCGGTGTTGATTGTCCGCCAACCCTCACGTTGTTTCCAATACCTCCGGAACCGGTAAACGAACGCGAATGAATCGAAATTGGATTCCAAACCGAATTGTTGAAATTAACACGTAAAGTGTTGTTTCCCGTTGGCGGATTCTCCAAATAAAAAAACGCCATTCGTTGAGATAGTCCGCCTCGATTAACCGTGTATAGTTGTGTCATTGATTGCCCTCCGTAATTGCAACCGGTATATGAACGAACGTTTGACATTGTCAATTGTATAACCAACAAACCGTCGTCGCCGGTGTTTTGATTGTGCGTAAATTGGTAAAAATTCGCGCCTGGTGTTGGATTTGCGTTGACGACGTTTCCTTTTATTGCGACGGCCATTTCTTAAAGTTCGTTTAAATTGGTAATGTTTAACACCTCCAAACCCTCAACGTTGTCAACTTGCGTTCTTGCTTCGTAAACAAACGGCGTTGATTCAAAAAACGTTGAAACGCTAACCAAACCAAGTTCGATTTTTGTACGGTTTTCCCCCAAAAACGCGCCCAAAGTTGAATCGTAGTCCTCGTTTATTTGGTTAACAATTTCAATGTCCGTTGTTGTTCCATAATCTGAATATTTTAGATTATCTGTTCCTTCCAATTCTATTTTTGAAATAATATAATACATTTTTACGCTTGTTCTTTAATTGCGACAACGTCCCACTTTGTTGCGGTTGCGTTATAAATTAAACCGACATAAATTGTTTTGTTTGCCGTCGTTGTTGTTGGAAGTGTTACGCCAATAACTTCGAAAATTGCGTTCCAGGTCAACGCGCGTCCGGTTCCATCGTCGGTAATTCTTAAAACAAGTTTTAACCCGTTTGAAGGTGTTCCCGTTGGTGCGTTTATAGTTAACGCCGTTGATAATGCCGTGATTGTTTCTTGTTCGTATTCGTCAATATTTGGCGTTAATGTCGCCGAACTTGAAACTGTGTTGTCGATAGGCGAAACAATCGTTTTTCTTTTAATGCTTTTTTTAACAAACGACGCGCCGGAATCCTCAATCAAAAATTCGTCTTGGTTGTCAACGGATGTTTTCTCCGTGATTGCCGTTATTTCGTTCGCGACATTTACATGAACCGCGTTGACATCCGACGTTGCCGGAATGTCGCCGATTGTTATTTTTTTTTTATTGTTTGAATCCGCAACGTCTTCGATTAGTAAAAAATCGTTTGTTGTTGGTGTTCCCTTTGACGCAACGCCCGAAATTTCGGACGAAACGTTGACGTGTACCGCGTTCGCATCCGTTCCGCCACCACTTGGGGCCGAATCATTTAATGCGCCTTTGTAAAATTCCCCCATTTTTAATATGTGTCTTGGTTATCAATTTGCGAATAATAACCGGTTATTGTTCCACCGGTTGCGCTTGATCCGTCAACGGAAAATTTTATCCAATCCGAAATCAACGATTCAATTTCTATTGTTGCCGAACCGCTCGCCCCGGATATTGGAATACTTGTCACTCTTGAACCGGCCGTGTCAACAAATGGAAACGCGTCAAAATTAACATTGTCCATTGAAACACCAACCGACAAAGTCCCGGTTCCGGACAATCCCGACCATACAACTTGCAACGCAATTGAATAGTTTGATGAAACCTTGGCTTTTGCCACCGGCGAAGAACCAATCGTCGCGCCGTCTAAAATCTTAAAACTTTTATTACCCATTTTCTTTGAAAATTATTCCGTTTTCAAGTTTTTCGAATAGTTTTTCGACCGCTTCTTTTTTTTGTTCAATCTCAACAAATGTTCCGGTAAACGGAACGCCCGCGAAAACTAATTGTTTTAAACTTTCAAACGCTTTTAACGTGGTTAATTCTTCCATTTTGTTTAGGTTTTTTATATTCTTTTAAAAATACAAAAAATTAAACTAAATTATAATATTCTTTAATTCCGTTGTCCAATACCGTGTCAAACTCAACTTTCATAGTTGATAATAAAATTATATTATCATAACCATTATCACGTTCATATGGTTGATCCGTTTCCGGATCAATTGGCGTTGTGATTTCTCCCGTTTCCGAATTAATTATGTGTTTTGGAAGTGCAACCCCGTTAACATCGTATGAAATTTCATCTTTGACAACTTCATATCCGGCGGAAACGTCCGTCACGACAACAATTTCGCCCGCGTTTTCGACGTAAGTTTGTTCCCTTAAATGAACAACCGCCTTCGGTGTTGAATTTGCATCTGTTTGCTCTTGAACAATTGCTGAATCTCTTATTAAACGTCTTTTTAATCCCGTTTTTGGATCGGTTCCGTATTCGTATATATTTGCGTTCATATCTTTTTATTATATTAAAATGTTACCAAAAGTATCAATTGTATTTGTTTGTGTGTTTGTTATTCTTGTGCTTATTAATGTAGTCATTCCTTCACCCGTTAATCCTGCTATTGAAACACTTCGAGTAGTAAGATTGCCAGAATCAATTGCATTTGCACCTGTATTTACTACAACCGCTGAACAATTTATAACAAAACCGTTATTGCTAAAAACTTCTATACCATGTCCATCAACATTATTATAGTTTGACTTTCCAATACAATTAGATAAATTTCCTGAATGCAAGTATATACCACCTTTTATTTCACTTTCACCCGTACAAAAGAAAGCAAAAGCCGTATTTAATCTTACTTGAAGCCCCCACAAAGACTGTGATTTTCCAATTGAATTAAAGGCTTTTCCCCTTTGTAAGTTAATCCCAAAACCAGCATTACTTGACCCGCTACAATTATTTATCTGACTCGCAACATTGTCTATAAAAATAGCATCGGAATTTTCAGAAGTTACAGTACAGTTAAATGCTTGNGCNCCGTTTATATCTAATCCAACAGCTGAATTTATATTATTAATTATACAGTTTTTTATTTGTCCAAGGCTTGTAGTTGTTACTGCGCCTTTTATAGTAGAATTGTATAGTCCATCACCTGTTAATCTTATTACTCCGTTATTTGTGTCAATAAAAGAATTAATTAACCTACCTTCGATTGTGCATATAAAACCCGCACTTGTTCCGTTAAATATGAAACTACCGTTTGTGATTAATCCTTGACCGCTTCCCGATGTATTAAAATTCAAAACCTGTTCACCGTCTGAAATAACTGTAAGTCCACTACAATCTAAATTAGGATTCAATAAAACTTCTAAACCGTTCCCCCCCCCTGTACCTTGTGTAGGGCTATTTTTCTTTATAACTGTTCCATTAATGAATTTTGTAGTTGTACCACTAGCGCTATAAATAAACGCTGTATTGTTAGAACCATCGAGTGTATATGTAAATCCGTTCATATTTACATTTACTTCATCTGTGATAGTTATTGTCACATTTCCCGTTTCTGTTATATTACCATATTGATTAATTGTTTGTCCTGCTGTTGCAGCCGACATGGCTGCGGTATAATTAGCGTAAAAAGTAGGTGTTCCACTTGTATCGCTAACGCCTACAATACCTGCACCAACAGTTAACGCAACCCAATTTGAGCCATCGTATCTATATAAAGCATTTAAATCTTTATTGAAAACAATTTCATTGTCTAACATTCCGGTTATTAAATTCATTTCTGAAGTCGTAACCCTATTTAAAAGAATACCGTTTGTTGTGCTTGAAAGGATTATTTTACCACCCGCAAAAGTTAAACTATCCGTTATTGTAGCAGTTATTGAGGTAGGAACTGTTCCAGATACAGTATAAATTGAACTTGTTGCAACATTGCCAAAAGAAACAGCGCCTGCGCCATCAGTTAATAAAGCCTGTCCTGCTGTGCCATCTGCAACAGGCAAAGTAAAAGCGTTTG